ATGTGGCGCCATATTGCGTCTAATTTCATGACGCTGATCATCGTCGGTCTGTTTCTTTTGGTCGGCGGTATCGGCTGGGGTGTGACGCAATATACGGCTCCCGGCCCATTGGTACAGCCAATCTGTTTCGAGGTCAGCAGCGGATCAAACATGTCGCGCGTTGCGCGCGAATTGTCTGAACGCGATGCGATTTCATCGACGTTTATCTTTGAAACGGGTGCGGATTATTCGGATAAAGCAGGTTTGCTGAAGGCGGGCCGTTTCTTGGTGCCGGAAGCCGCGCCAATGGAAGAAATCGTTGATATCGTCACGCGTGGCGGGGCCAATACATGTGGCGTTGGCATTGTTTACCGTATTGGTATCAACCGGATGCAAATTCAGGTGCGCGAACTTGACCCGGAAACAAACAGTTTTGTAGATCTTGTTAGCTTTAACCCTGACGACGTGGCGACGCCTGCGCAATACGTTGAAGCGCGCGATGCGACGGGCACCGAGTTTAGTGTTGTCATTGCCGAAGGTGTGACCAGTTGGCAAATTGTGAATGAACTCAGCGCGATTGATGTTTTGACCGCTGACGTGCGTGAGGCACCCGCAGAAGGGTCGCTTGCCCCCGGTAGCTATCCAATCGCCACAGAGATGCGCGCATCTGAAATCATCGCGCAGATGACTGAGCGTCAGACCGAAATTCTGGCGACCGCTTGGGCGGAACGTGCGGAAGGGCTGCCATTGGCCTCGCCTGAAGAAGCGTTGATTTTGGCAAGTATTGTTGAAAAAGAAACAGGTGTTGCTGCAGAACGCCGGCAGGTTGCCAGTGTCTTTATCAACCGTCTAAATCAAGGCATGAAACTGCAAACAGACCCGACCGTGATTTATGGGATCACGCAGGGCGAAGGCATCTTGGGCCGTGGTCTGCGGCAAAGCGAGCTGCGGGGCGAGACACCTTGGAACACCTATGTCATCCCGGCCTTGCCGCCGACCCCAATTGCGAACCCGGGCCGTGCCAGTATTGAAGCTGCGCTAAACCCAGATAGCACGCCGTTCATTTTCTTTGTGGCCGATGGCACAGGGGGGCACGCATTTGCGACGACATTGGACGAACATAACCGTAATGTTGCACGCTGGCGTGAAATCGAAGCAGAACAGGGCGCGGACAATTAAGGCATTCTAAAGGTTAACTATTTATCAGCCGGGGGTGCGTCAGGGCACTTTCGGCTGATTGACTTTTGGGCCTTTGCATGCCTATAGTCATCTTGCTAGAAGGTGCACGCACCTCTCGGTGACACGGAAGCCTAATTTAGGCAAAACCATCATGAACAACTTAGACGATCAAGGGCGCGACGCCCTTGATGCTGCTTCGGCCCGCGTGGCCGAGATTGCAGAACTGTATTTATCCGTCCGTAATTTACTGCGGCAAATGATTGCGGAAATTGAAACCGCTACCGCAACACCCCCCAAAGCAATTGTGACCAAGCTCAGCGATTTACAATCCGCACACCTGAAGGTGCTTGCGGCAGAGGAGGCGTTTCATGTCCAACAACAAGCCAGCGAACCCGATGCCGCCATCGACTATGACGCCCTGCGCGATGACATCGGGGGCCAACTTGATCGCATCCGCGCCGCGCTTGACGCAGGTTGAATTTATTAACCAACTGACACCGGAACAGGTTTTGGCTCTTCCTTACTTGTTTGGGTTCTGGGCCTTGCCCCATCAATTGCCGCCGACTGGAGATTGGCGCACTTGGGTGATTTTGGGCGGGCGGGGTGCCGGGAAAACCCGTGCGGGTGCTGAATGGGTCCGGTCTATGGTCGAAGGGCCACGGCCCACGGTTCCTGGCCGCGCCCGCCGTTTGGCGATTGTTGCCGAAACCATGGATCAAGCGCGCGAGGTCATGGTGTTTGGTGAAAGCGGCATTATGGCGGTCTGTCCGCCGGACCGTCGCCCTGATTGGATTGCGACCCGTCGGTTATTGGTCTGGCCAAACGGCGCGCAAGCACAGTTGTTTTCAGCGCATGAGCCTGAATCGTTGCGCGGTCCGCAGTTTGATGCCGTTTGGGCGGATGAACTGGCGAAATGGCGCAAAGCTGGGGACACATGGGATATGTTGCAGTTTGGCTTGCGTCTTGGGGATCATCCGCAGGCTTGCGTGACCACGACACCCCGCCGCACGGCTGCATTACGTGATTTGCTGGCCTTGGAGTCCACTGTGCAAACCCATGCGCCCACTCAAGCCAATCGCGCGAACCTTGCGCAAAGTTTCATTGCTGAGATCGAGGCGCGTTATGCGGGCACCGCATTGGGGCGCCAAGAGATTGATGGTGCACTGCTGGAAGATGTCGAAGGCGCGCTTTGGGGGGCGGATCAACTTGCGGGGCGACAGGTGGATCAACATCCGACATGTACCCGCGTCGTAGTGGCGATTGATCCGCCGGGGACCTCGCACAAGGGATCGGATGAATGCGGGATCGTCGTGGCGGGTGTCGTGACAGATGGTCCGCCGCAGGATTGGCGGGCCTATGTTCTTGCCGATCTTTCAATGTCGGCGGCGCGGCCAACAGATTGGGCGCGCGCGGCGATTGATGCGATGGAGCGTTTCGGGGCGGATCGCCTTGTGGCTGAGGTGAACCAAGGCGGCGATATGGTCGAAGCAGTGATCCGGCAGGTTGACCCGCTGGTGTCGTATCGGTCGGTTCATGCGTCTAAGGGCAAGGTCGCAAGGGCCGAACCAATCGCGGCGCTGTATGAACAGGGTCGCGTGCAGCACCTGCGGGGATTGGCGCAGCTTGAAGATCAGATGTGCCAGATGACCACCCAAGGATTCGCCGGGCGCGGGTCGCCTGACCGGGTCGATGCGCTTGTTTGGGCGCTTTATGATCTGATGGTGGAACCTGCCCAAAAGTGGCGAAACCCCACTATACGTGGGCTTTGACGCCGTTGCGTAGGGGTGCGTACGCGCCCCTACCAATTTCACAATCAATTCAGCGCAAATTGTTTTCAACGATTGCACCAAGGAGATTTGGATGTTCGAATTCTTTAACCGCACCACGTCAGATGACACAGCTCCCGAAGCGAAAGCATCGGCAACTGGCCGTGTGATGGCGATGTCGGGTGCGGGGCGTGTGGCATGGAGCCCGCGTGACGCTGTCTCGCTCACCCGCACCGGGTTTACCAATAACCCAATCGGATTTCGCGCGGTCAAGATGATCGCAGAGGCCGCTGCGGCCATTCCGTTGGTCTTGCAAGACGCAGAGCGCCGCTATGACACGCACCCGGTTTTAACGCTGCTAAACCGCCCGAATGGGGCGCAGGGCCGTGCAGAATTGTTCGAGGCCGCAGTGGGTCAGCTTTTGCTGACCGGAAACGGGTATCTTGAGGCCGTGGGCGACGAAGGTCTGCCGCTTGAGTTGCATGTGCTCCGGTCTGACCGGATGTCGATCGTGCCGGGGGCAGATGGCTGGCCGGTTGGTTATGAATATGCGGTGAACGGGCGCAAGCACCGGTTTGCGATGGCGGACGGGCGGGGACCAATATGTCACCTTAAAAGCTTTCATCCGCAAGATGATCATTATGGTCTTTCGGCGCTGCAAGCCGCTGCGAATGCGGTGGATGTACACAACGCTGCCTCGCGTTGGTCCAAGGCGTTGCTTGATAATGCGGCCCGCCCATCTGGCGCGATTGTTTACCGTGGCGCGGATGGTCAGGCGACGCTTTCTGCTGATCAATACGACCGGTTGCTGGTAGAAATGGAAACCCAGCACCAAGGCGCACGCAATGCGGGCCGTCCGATGTTGCTTGAAGGGGGCCTGGATTGGAAGCCGATGGGGTTTTCGCCATCAGATATGGAATTTCAGAAAACCAAAGAGCTTGCGGCGCGTGAGATCGCGATTGCGTTCGGGGTGCCGCCGATGCTGTTGGGGATTCCGGGTGATGCGACCTATGCAAATTACCAAGAATCGAACCGGGCGTTTTACCGGCTGACGGTGCTGCCGTTGGTCACACGTGTGACCAGTACAATTGCTGATTGGCTGTCTGACTTTACCGGCGAACAGTTTGAACTACGCCCGGATTTGGACCAAATTCCAGCACTTTCGGTGGAACGCGATGCGCAATGGCGCCGCGTGGGCGAGGCGGCTTTTCTAACCGATGCCGAGAAACGTGCGCTTTTGGGATTGCCTGCGCTTGAGGTCGGCGATGGATCATAATGTTGTCGACCTAAAAGGCCAGCCGCACAAGAGCCCGCCCGTATCAGATTTTTGGTTCGCACAGGTCGATCTACGGCTTGGGCGTATTGAAACAATGATCACCCGTCTGGAATGGCAGATTTGGCTGATCGTGTGCAGCTGTTTTGGGCTGTTGGTTTTTGAGATCGTAAAAGCACTCAGCGGGAGAACGCTATGAGTTTGGAACATAAATTTTGTGCCGTGGGCGCGGATGTCACGGTGACCGGTGGATCGGTGATCAGTGGTTACGCGTCACTATTTGGGCAGGCGGATCAGGGCGGCGATACGGTTCTGCCGGGGGCCTATGCCGGTTCACTGGCGCAAGGCCGCCAGATCAAAATGCTCTGGCAGCATGATCCGGCCCAGCCGATTGGGGTTTGGGACGAGGTCCGTGAAGACGACAACGGGCTTTGGGTTAAGGGGCGGTTGCTGACAGATGTCGCCAAAGGGCGCGAAGCGGCATCATTGGTGGCGGCGGGCGCAATTGACGGGCTGTCCATCGGGTACCGCACTGTGAAGGCCCAAAAGAACGACAAAGGCGGACGCCTTTTGTCTCAGCTGGAGTTATGGGAGGTGTCACTGGTGACGTTCCCTATGCTTCGGGATGCGCGTGTCGCGGCCAAAGGGGATGACCTGGCGGCTGGGGCAATGCGTGACTTGGCTGCGGTATTTGACGATGCCCGCCGTCTTATGGCGCGGGATTAACCCGCCCAAATCACGATCAAAGGATAGATTGATGAGCAGAACTGAGAGCCATTCTCGGGCCGGAGAAGATGTGTCTCCGGCACAAGAACTGAACGCGGCAATTTCCGGGTTCATGAACGAATTCAAAGACTTTTCCCACGGCATTAATGCCAAACTTCAAAAACAGGATGACCGGATGAACAAGCTGGATCGTAAAACGATGATGACATCACGTGCCGCATTGGCAAATACAGCCGCACAAGATGCGCCGCATCAAAAGGCATTTGCCGCGTACTTGCGCTCAGGCGATGATGACGCGTTGCGCGGGTTGGAACTCGACGGCAAATCGCTGAACACATCTGTGGCTGCGGATGGCGGTTACTTGGTGGACCCGCAAACCTCAGACACGATCAAAGGTACGCTTTCGTCCACCGCATCAATCCGCGCCGTGGCCAATGTGGTCAGCGTCGATGCGACATCATATGACGTGTTGGTCGATCACACTGAAATGGGCGCAGGCTGGGCAACCGAAGCTGGGTCCACCGTTGAAACCGACACACCGCAGATCGACCGGATCACGATCCCGTTGCACGAACTCTCGGCCCTGCCAAAAGCATCACAGCGTTTGTTAGACGATAGTGCCTTTGATATCGAAGGTTGGCTGGCCGGGCGCATTGCGGATAAATTCGCCCGCTCTGAGGCCGGTGCATTTATCGATGGCGACGGCGTGGACAAACCGATGGGCGTTCTGACCTACCCAACTGTCGATAATGACGTCTGGACCTGGGGCAACATCGGCTATGTGCCGACGGGCACGGCTGGCGGTATTGATGGCGGCGATGCGGTTGTTGATTTGGTCTATGCGCTGGGTGCGGAATACCGCGCGAACGGCACATTTGTGATGAATTCCAAAACCGCAGGCACGATCCGCAAGCTCAAAGACAACGACGGCCGTTTCTTGTGGTCCGATGGTCTGGCTGCTGGCGAGCCTGCACGTCTGATGGGCTATCCGGTGCTGATTGCCGAAGACATGCCCGACATCGCGGCAGATGCGATGGCGATTGCCTTTGGTGATTTTGGCGCAGGCTACACCGTTGCCGAACGCCCAGATCTGCGTGTTTTGCGCGATCCGTTCTCTGCCAAACCGCATGTGTTGTTTTACGCGACCAAGCGCGTTGGCGGTGCCGTGAGCGACTTTGGCGCGATCAAACTGTTGAAGTTCGCGACCAGCTAATCCTGGCGTGAAAGCCAAGGGCGCAACCGCCCTTGGTCCCCGGACGCATAGGCAATCTCGCATTGTCTAGCTGCTTGCTTCCGTCCGAGTGATGCGAGGTAGCCGCGCGTCCGGGGGATTTGATCACAACGGTCGCAAGATCAGATATTTTCGGAGTAAATCCATGATGTTAGTCGAAGAGACCACCGTGCCGCAATTGGCGCTGCCGGTCGCACAATTCAAAGACCATATGCGCCTTGGTTCGGGTTTCTCGGATGATGGGCTTCAGGATGGGGTGCTGGAAAGCTATCTGCGCGCCGCAATGGCCGCGATCGAAGCCCGCACCGGGAAAATCTTGATTGAGCGCAGTTTCAGCTGGACCCTGACCGGCTGGCGCGATGCGCGGCGGCAACCGCTGCCCGTGGCCCCGGTCAGCGGCATTTCTGAGGTGACGTTGATTACGTTGGAAGGTATTGAGACCGCCGCCGCCGATAGTTGGTATCTTGAACCTGACATGCAGCGGCCCAGCCTTAAGGCCAGTGGCACAAGCCTGCCCGCGATCCCAACCAATGGCCGTGTGCGGATTGGGCTGCTTGCGGGCTACGGGCCAGAATGGTCTGATCTGCCTGCCGATCTGGCGCAGGCCGTGCTGATGCTTGCTGCGCATTACTATGAATACCGTCATGATGTGACCCATGGCACCCCGTCGATGCCATTTGGCGTGAGCGCGCTGATTGAACAATACCGCTCAGTACGCCTGTTCATGGGTGGCCCGCTATGAGAGTGCCGCAATTGACCCGCGCGCTTGTGCTTGAGGCGCCGCAACAGATCAGCGATGGCGCGGGCGGCTATATCCGTCGGTGGGAAACGCTGGGAACGCTCTGGGCGGAACTTAAAGCCGGGTCTGGGCGAGAAACAGCGGCCTTTGCGGCGACGGTATCACGTGTGCCTTACCGGATTACGGTGCGCGCGGCCCCAGAAGGCGCGCCATCGCGCCCGATTGCCGGGCAACGGTTTCGCAATGGCACCCGCATTTTCAACATTACTGCTGTGGCCGAGAAGGATACCGATGCCCGGTTTCTAACCTGCCACGCAACCGAGGAGACAGCATCATGAGCTATGGCGTTGCGTCGGCCCTTCAAACGGCTGTTTACGGGCAATTGACTGCGGACCCTGACCTGACAGCGCTTGTCGGCACGGCGATCTATGATGCGCTGCCCAGCGGTACATTGCCTGCGCTTTACGTGGTGCTTGGATCAGAAGACGTGCGCGATGCATCCGATAAGACGGGTGGCGGGGCTTTGCATGAATTCACGGTCACTGTGGTGACAGAAACGGCTGGGTTTTCAACGGCGAAGACCGCTGCGGCGGCAGTGTCTGATGCATTGGTGGATGCTGATTTGACCCTGACACGCGGCGCGCTGGTGTCACTGAATTTCTACAAGGCAAAGGCCGCCCGCGTGGGCACCGGCGATGTCCGCCAGATCAATTTAATCTTCCGCGCGCGTGTCGCGGATGACGCTTAATCTTTAAAACGGAGTATCAACTATGGTAGCGCAAAATGGAAAAGACCTGTTGGTCAAGATCGACATGACGGGCGGTGGCTTGTTTGAAACGGCTGCGGGGCTGCGGGCCACGCGGATTAGTTTCAATGCGGAAACGGTTGATGTCACAAGTTTAGAAAGCACCGGTGGTTGGCGCGAAATCCTGGGTGGGGCAGGTGTGAAAACCGCGTCAATCTCGGGTTCAGGTGTATTCAAGGATGAAGCGACCGATGAACGGGCACGTCAAATTTTCTTTGACGGTGAAACCCCTGATTTTCAGGTGATCATTCCTGATTTTGGCACTGTTGAGGGCCCGTTTCAGATTACATTGGTCGAATATGCGGGATCGCATAATGGCGAAGCGACTTACGAATTGTCGTTGGCCTCCGCTGGGGCGCTGACCTTTACGGCGTTGATCTAATGGCAAACCCTTGGACGGGAGAGGCAGAGGTGCGCATCGATGATGTGCCCTATGTCTGCAAGCTGACACTTGGCGCATTGGCCGAGTTGGAGGCAGGCCTAGGCGAAGGGTCACTGATCGATCTGATCCGCCGTTTTGAAGGTGGCGCATTTTCGAGCCGGGATGTGATGGCCGTTGTTGTTGCTGGGCTACGGGGGGGCGGCTGGCAAGGCACGGCAGATGATTTGATGTCGGCTGAAATTGCGGGTGGCCCGGTCGGGGCCGCGCAATTGGCTGCCACATTGCTCGCGCGGACCTTCGCGCCGCCGTCATGATTGGACTGGATTGGCGCGGCTTGATGCAGGCGGGGCTGCATGGGCTGCGCCTGACACCCGCGCAGTTTTGGGCGCTGACCCCGCTCGAACTTCAGGTGATGTTGGGGCTGACCCATGTTTCAGCTCCAATGGCGCGCGCACGATTGACGGAACTCGAAGCGCGGTTCCCGGATGCGCAAAAGGAGAATGAAAATGGATGATGCAGATAAGATTGACCAGCTTGATAGCAATGTCACCGCGCTTGAGCAAAGCATCGGCGACGCGGCGCAAGTGACCGCCGCCTTTGATAGCCAATTGCGCGGCGTGCAAGGGTCTTTGGCTGAAACCACCCGCGATCTGGGCAATCTGGAACGCGGGTTTTCGGGCGGGTTGCGGCGCGCTTTTGATGGGCTGGTACTGGATGGCGCGAAACTATCTGACGTACTGGGCGGGCTGGCGCAATCCATGGTCAACACGGCTTATTCGGCCGCTGTGAACCCCGTGATGAACCACTTTGGTGGGATGCTGTCGGATGGGATCAACGCCGCCGTATCCAGTATGATGCCCTACGCTGATGGCGCACCGTTTTCGCAAGGCCGCGTGATGCCCTTTGCCAAAGGCGGGGTTGTTAGCAGCCCTGTGGCCTTTCCCATGCGTGGGGGCACCGGATTGATGGGCGAAGCAGGCCCCGAAGCCATCATGCCGTTGTCGCGGGGGGCAGATGGGCGGTTGGGCGTGCGTACCCAAGGGGGCAGCGCTGTGACTGTTAATATGAACATTTCAACCCCGGATGCGCAAAGCTTTCAGCGATCAAACGGGCAGGTTGCCTCGCAGGTGGCGCGCGCCTTGGGCCGCAGCCAACGTAACAGGTAGGAGCATCAACAATGGCATTTCACGACATTCGCTTTCCCGCCTCGCTGAGCCTTGGATCCGTCGGTGGTCCCGAACGGCGCACGGATATTGTCACGCTGGCGAACGGGTTTGAAGAACGTAACACGCCCTGGGCGCATGCGCGGCGGCGGTACGATGCAGGCATCGGGCTACGGTCACTTGACGATATTGAGACCCTGATCGCCTTTTTTGAGGCGCGACAAGGGCAACTGATCGGGTTTCGCTGGAAAGACTGGAGCGACTTTAAATCCTGCACCCCTTCGGCGGACACAGATGCCGAGGACCAGTTGATTGGGACAGGTGATGAGGTCACGGACGTGTTCCAAATTATCAAAACCTACCGTTCGGGCGACACGACCTATCTGCGGCCGATTGCGAAGCCCGTGCCTGGGTCGGTGCGCGTGGCGATTGGCGGCGTGCTTCAGCTTGAGGGCGCAGATTACGCGATTGATCACGATACGGGGATGCTGACGTTCACCCACCCGCCAGATATCGGTGCAGATGTGACGGCGGGATATGAATTTGATGTGCCGGTGCGCTTTGACACGGATGCGATCAAAACCTCTGTGTCGCATTTTCAGGCGGGCGAAATCCCGAATGTACCAGTTGTAGAGGTGCGAGTATGACCACAGCTTTACAGACACATCTCGACACCAAGGCCACGCATCTTTGTTATTGCTGGGCGGTGACACGCAGCGACGGGGTGACGCTTGGGTTTACGGACCATGACCAGCCCATTCAATTTGATGGCATCGCTTTCATGCCAGAATCTGGGTTAAGTGCGCGCGCGCTGGCCAGCACCACGGGGTTATCGGTCAATAACACCGAAGCCATTGGGGTGCTCTCCGCCGATGCGATCACCGAGGCCGATATCAATGCAGGCCGCTATGACGGGGCTGAGGTCACGACCTGGCTGGTGCAATGGGATGACCCGAGCGCGCGCAAGGTCCGGTTCTATGGCACTATCGGTGAAATTACGCGTGCGAGCGGCGGGTTCCAAGCGGAATTGCGCGGTCTGACCGAGGCGCTGAACCAACCGCAGGGGCGGTCGTACTTGAAAACATGTAGTGCGCTACTAGGGGATGGGCGTTGCGGCATTGACCTGACCAACCCCTTATTCACCACCGACTTCACCCTGACCGCTGATACTGACGGGCAACATTTTACGTTGGCCCTGTTTCCCACCTTCAATGATCAATGGTTTGAACAGGGGCAATTGATTGTCCAGTCAGGCGCGGCGCAACATCTACGGGGGGTGATCAAATCGGATAGGATTGTCGGTGACACCCGGCAGATCACCCTATGGGAGCAGATCAAAGCGCCAATTTTAGCAGGTGATACGCTGCGCTTTATCGCAGGCTGCGATAGGCGCGCCGAAACATGTCGCGAAAAATTTAGTAACTTTGTTAATTTTCAAGGCTTTTCCGATATTCCGGGCAGTGATTGGCTGCTGAGCGTGCCGCGCAGCGATGGGGCCAACACAGGTGGAAGTCTGTTCCGATGACGGTGGCAATCGTTACCGCAGCGCGCGGCTGGATCGGCACCCCTTACTTGCATCAAGCCTCGGTTAGGGGCGTAGGCTGTGATTGCCTTGGGCTTTTGCGTGGTGTCTGGCGCGAGCTTTACGGGGAAGAACCCGAACACGTGCCGGCCTACACGGCCGATTGGTCCGAACCCCAAGGTGATGAAACGCTGCATGCGGCCGCACTGCGCCACATGCATGTGGTGGCGGGGGGCACGTTCGCGCATGGTCAGGTCGTGTTGTTTCGTATGCGGGCGGGGGCAGTGGCCAAACATGTCGGCATTATCAGTCAGGCGGGTGCAAGCCCTGCTTTCATCCATTCATATGCGGGGCATGGGGTTGTCGAAAGCCCGCTGTCGACCCCGTGGCGCAGACGGATCGTTGCGCGTTTCGAGATTTCAAAAGGATAA